CATTACAAGAACTAATACAAGTAACAATGGAAGAGGTTCACCAGGATGGTTTGTAAGCCAAACTGCTAGTACTCAAACATGTGCACCAATAGGAGATGCTCATGGTGGATGGTTACAACTAGATGAAGTAAATGCTACTAATGATGCTTATAACCAAATTAATAGTTTTACTGCTTATCAATTAAGCACAAAAATGAATTGTGGTTTTGAAACTAGAGTAGCAGTTGAAGATGTTTCAGCAACAGAAATGGTTATTGGCCTAGTTGATACAGATACAACTTCTCAAACAGTAAATATTACTGACGGAGTATATTTCTCTAACTTTGCTGATCCTACTTCAATTACTGCTGGAACTGGTTGGTATTTACACGCTGAAAAAAATGGAACAGTAACTTCAAGTGATGCATTAGTTGATCCTTATACTGGTGATACTTTTGTAATTGAAGATGGTGCTTTGCAAACAGCGAGTGCAACTCAATTAGCAACTCCAAGTAATTCATTTATTTGTGGATTTAATATTATTCCTCAAGGATCAAATGGTAATGTTAATACTGCTGTAATTCAAGCATATTTAGGTCCTGTTGGAAAACAACCTAAAGCTGTTGCATCAATTGCAACTACTAATTTACCTGATGATTTGGCAATGGGAATTATTGCTGGAACTAAAAACAACACAACAACCGCATCTATTATGTGGGTTGATTATGTTAAAGTGATTAGTTCTAGAAGCTTTGGTAGTTCAACTACTAAGTAATAACAATTAACCGAGGTAGGGTGTAAAAGCCCTACCTTTTTATAGGAGATAAAAACATGAGTATTCAAGGACCAATAAGTTCGTTCTCTGTTACTGCTGCAGGTTCTAATCAAAGTATATACGCTGGTCCTGCTAGGATTTTAGGTGTTTATTATATGAATGACGCCGCTACGGGAACGATTGTATTATATGATGATGCAACAGAAGTATTTAAAATACAAATACCAGATGGTGCTACCACAGAAAATTCAAATTATATTGAATTTCCAGGTGATGGAATTAGAGTTGATACAAGTTTAAAATATACATTAACGTTAGTAAAATACGCAACGATTTTTTACCAAAAAGGTTAGTTTTAATGAGACTACTCTTTGTGGTATTAAGCTTTATTTTAGTATTTGGTGCAATAACCAGTGCTAAAGGAGCCGATACCAACACCGTAAGTTCTACGGTTGTAACGGATAAAAGTGTACCTACCGCAAATTCACCTAGTGTTGTTGTAAACAACTCTGACGTTTGTAAAACAGCGGCGGCGGGTGCGGTGCAAACCCAGATTCTCGGAATTAGTAGCGGAATTACGATAACAGATGAAAACTGTGAAAGAATAAAATTATCACGCTCACTCTACTCGATGGGCATGAAAGTTGCTGCGGTATCTACACTGTGCGCTGATCCGCGGGTGTGGGATAGTATGCAAATGGCAGGGACCAGTTGTCCTTACATGGGGGCTATTGGTGATGAGGCTACTCAAGGATGGAAAGACAACCCTGATATGATTCCCGAGGGTAGTGTAATAGCTGCTAAATGGAATAAAGAAGAAAAAGAACTTACAAAATCACAAGGATTAACAGATGGGCAAAAACTTCTCAAATTTGTTATATTGGGTATGGCTATGCATTCTGGTATCGTGGCATTCGCCCCTTAGAGCGGAATGTCCTGTTACGTCAACAGGATTATGTACGCCAGGAGTTGAAGAAACCATTGTTATAGATGAAGTAGAAACCATTGAATACGAAGCTGATGGCTATACAGTCACAACCGAAACTACCACTACCACGACAACAGTAACTACAACAAATCCAGATTCAGGAGATATTCTTGATGGAGACGCTGGTTATGTTTCATCATCAAAATATGAAGGTGATATGGATTTGGACTGGGGAGGCCAAGGTCCTGCAAGTATGCCGTCTGGAAATTCTTGTTATAATTTAGGCACGGATAAATGTGCTCAAATAACTGGATCAGGTAACTCAACTTCAACAATGGGTGTATCAGGAATGGGGACTACATTTATACAAACAGTTGATATATCGGATTTGGATATAGAAAATGGTGGAAGAACTAATTATTCAATAAAAGTAGATAAACGCGATTCTCAAGATAGAATCTATATGCACATCACAGGTAAGAATGGAAACACATCAGTATTTAGTGGCACAGATATATTATCAGAGTCTGGTGTGGCAAGTGGCTATCAAACTTATGAAAATGGTTTTGATTTTGCAGGAACAATTACAAAATTAATTATTGAAGTAGGTGGACGTGATATTAACTTGGCAATTGGCCCGCTTTTTGACGATGTACAAATAAACGTATTATACAACGTAGTTTCTACCATAGTTACAGAACATATACTTAGTGTTGAAATGTGGGTAGCTTATGGAGGAAGCACAGAAACAGAAGTTATTGATATTGTAGAAAATATATTTGAACATAATGATGTCATAGTTGATGGACCAGGAGATGATATGTATTTTGAGCCTGAGTTTGATGAGCCTGACATGGATATGTCTTACGAAACTGTTGAGATAGAAATGGAAATGGATTTTGATTTTGAAATGGAATTTGAAATGGAAATGCCTGATTTAGAAATGCCAGAAATGGAAATGGAAATGACTAACTTAGAAATGGAAATGGAAATGGAAATGGAATTACCAGAACCAGAAATGGAAATGGCAGAAATAGAATTACCAGAACCAGAAATGGAGGAAGTAGAAATGGAGACTACAGTGGAGTCAGAACCTGAACCAGAACCAGAAATGGAAATGGAAACAGAGGAGGTACAAGATGAACCTATTGAAGAAGATATGGAAGAACCTCAAGAAAATGTTACAGAAGAGGCAGAAAACGAAGAAAGCGTATCAGAGGCTGAAGCAGATGAAGATCAACCAGAAGATATGGAAGAAACAGAGGATAAGGGTGAAGCCGAAGAAAAACCTGTAAAAAAACAAGAACAAAAAGAAAAAGCGGCTAAAAAGATAGTTAAAAAGATGGGGGATAAAGGTAGATATGATTCAACAAATCAGTTAAAAACGTTAATAGTGATGCAAGTATTAGGGGATACAAAAACCTTTTTTGAATCACAAAAAGAATTAAACGATAGAGAAGGATTTTTTACAGAATTTATGCTACCTGACACCCAAATAACTAATAATAATTTAGCTCAATATTATTTATTTGCTGGTAGTGATGGGTTAATAAATGAAATGATAGAGAGTCAATGGCAACAGAAGTAGAAGTAGGTGGAATAAAATTTAGAGGTGGTAAGATATTTGTTATCTTAACTGCACTAACCACAGCAGGTGGTGCTTTATGGGGTGGTTTTGAATTTTATAAAGATTATCTTAACATGAAAGAACAAATACAAGAATATGTTGCACCTGATTTATCAGGGTTTGACAAGGAAATTGCTCTTACAAAAAAAGAAATGGAAAGTAAGACTGACCTAATACAGACAGAAGTAAACATGATTATACAAGAAATGGAAATGATTATGTCAGAAATTAGACTTGTTTCTGATGTAGCTAATGAGTTAAAAAATGATTTACGTCAAGACGTAAGAAGAGTAGAAAAAATTGTTAATGATGTAGAACAACAAGTAAAAGAAGATTCTAGAGATAATGCAAAAGATTTAAAAGTTACAATTGATACGTTAGAAGATGACATGAAAAAGTTAGAAGAAAAAATAAAACTAGCACAAAAAGAGTTAGAAGAAAAAATAGATAAAAGGATTAAAAGAGCATTAGAAAATCCTTTAGGAGGGTAATATGAAAATATCAGATAATACAAGTGTGAGTATGCCTATGAGAAATCTTCTCTCTATACTTGGAGCTACAGCTCTGGGTGTGTGGGCCTACTTTGGCGTAATTGAAAGGCTAAATAATATTGAGACCCAAGGTAAGTTAATGTTATCAGACGTCGAAAAAAATACAGAGTTTAGAATTAAATGGCCTAGAGGTGAAATGGGCAATTTGCCAGCTGATAGTCAGCAGGACATGTTAATTGAATTTATGGCAACTCAAATTGAAGCTATGCAAGAAGAAATGGAGGGAATGATGAGCAATACCGTAAACATAAAAAGAGCACAACAAGATATTGAAAAATTAATTGCAGATACAGAAAAGCTAGAGGATAAAGTGAGGGCAAATGGAAGTCATTAGCGTAATCCTTATGTTTGTTTTTGGTAATATGAATGATCAATCAAATCAAATGACACAGTATATTCCTATGGAGTCATTATCTAAATGTATGAAAGAAGTACGATTACTTAAAAAGAAAAATACAGGATATGATAAAGATGCTTTTTGTGGACCTGGTATTGTACATATAGAAGATGGCGAAGTTATTGCTCTTTACAATGAAGTACCAGAAGGTGCTACGATGATAAAAAAAGATATAGATGCAAAAGCATTTGAAAGATGGACATTAAGAGCAAAGGAAAAATGGAACCAGTAACTATAGCATATATAATTTTTGGAACTTTATGGGTTATGGGAGCTATAACGTATTTATAAAATATGGCTAAAAAAATAACAAATGAGTATTTTACTCCTGTTAGAAAAAGAACGAGTATAGGTAATTCTAGTAAATCTAAACCTAAAAATAAACATAAGTTAAAATCATGGAAAAAATACAACCGACAAGGAAACAGATAATAGAGGATGTTAGGATTTGGTCTAAACATTTTTTAGAAGTTCCTAATCTTCATTTAGGTGGAGTGCCTGCCTGTCCTTTTGCTAAAAAAGCATGGCTAGATAAAAAAGTGTGGGTAGCTGTTAAAACCAAAAATAGCACCTATAAAAAAGAATTAAATGATTGTCTTAAAAATTTAGATTTTACCAAGAAAGAAATATTAATATTTTGTGATCCTTATTTCAGTTATTCTCCTGATGAACTTCATGTAGCTACTGAAGATTTTAATGAATGGTATAATAGAAAAGACTTCTATTTTATGAGTTTTCATCCCTCTAATCCTGCAACCGAAGAAGAACAAAAGTTCCTTGTTTCGCCAAATAATGACACTAATTTATCTGGTCCTGATTATAAATATTCTATGATGCTGGTACAAAAGTTCTCGCAATTACAGGAAGCTTCTGATAAATTGCACAAACAAGGTTATTATGAAATGTGGCCTGACGAATACTATCAAGAGGTTGTGGTATCTCGTGCTAATAAATACAAAAAGATCAATGGAGGTCTATCATGATGGGTAAAAAGAAAACTGCTAAAATGCGTGGTGGCGGAAAAGTTAAAAAAACTGCTAAAATGCGTGGTGGCGGAAAAGTTAAAATGTTAAAAAAAGGCGGTCAAGGCTACACAGATAGAAAAGATGAATCTATCGCAATGAGAATTAAGAAAAAACGTACACCAGCTCAATTAAAAGCTAGTAGAGATGAGTCATACGGTAAGTTTGGTAAAGGCACTGGTAAAGGCGTTATTAATAAACGTGGCGGTGGTATTGCAAAAAGAGGTATGGGAATAGCGAAGTAATTAGATGTCTATTAATACAGGGACACCTAGTTATTCTTCTACAGCTGGATTTATATTAGATTTAGATTCTTTAATTGAAGAAGCATTTGAACGTTGCGGTTTACAAGATCGTACTGGTTACGAATTAAAAACCGCTCGTCGTTCTATTAATTTAATGATTGCTGAATGGGCAAACAGAGGATTAAATTTGTGGACTATTCAACAAAGAGAAGCAACGGTTACATCAGGAACAAAAGTTCTTTCTGGCACGGCTTTATATTCAGTAGATTCTGCAGGAAATGCTACTACTGATGATAATGATAGTTCTCAAATTGTAGATATTGATAGCGCTGTTATGTCAAATAGCAGTGGGGATTATTCAATGACTAAAATAGGTAGATCTACTTATTGGGATTATACAGTTAAAACTACTCAAGGTAGACCTGCTCAGTTTTATTTTGAAAGAACCATACTTCCTAAAGTTTATCTTTTTCCAGCAGCTGATGCTACTTATACTTTTAAATATTATGCATCTTTACGTATGACAGATATAAATGCTTATACTAAAAATGCGATGATACCTTTTAGATTTTTACCATGTTTAGTAGCAGGATTATCATATTATGTTTCTATGAAATATGCACCAGAAAGAATTCAAATTTTAAAAGCTGTATATGATGAAGAATTTAGTAGAGCTGCAGCGGCAGATGTAGAAAAAGCTAGTTATAGTATGGTGCCACGACAAACTTTATATTTTGAATAGGAAAAAAAATGGCTAAATACTCATCTGGTAGATATGCTCTTAGAATTTCTGATAGATCTGGAATGGCTTTTCCATATAATGAAATGGTCCAAGAATGGAATGGTTCATGGGTGCATGTATCGGAATTTGAACCAAAACAACCTCAATTAGATCCAAGAAATCATCCTAGAGATTTTACAGCATTACAACATGCTAAACCTCAAATAGCTAACGCTAGAGTTTATGTAGGAAATAATACTGTAAGAACTCCCACAGGAGAAGTAGTATTATCCCCTAGTGGAGATGTTTATGATGGAGTGGGAGATGGAACAGCAGTTAATTCTTTTCAAACTCTTTTAGAACCAGTTACTAATTACTACGCAAATGGCGTGGCCTATGCAGATACTCAAAGAAGCATGATGCCTCTTAGTGTACAACAACCACAAAAAAGCACAGGGTTGTTATCTCGTCCTGGAAATGTTACAGTGAGCACCTCATGACCGATTATTCCGATTTAAATGATAATGTAAGAAATTACACTGAAACAGATACTAATGTTTTATCTGATGCAATTATTAAACCTTTTATAGAATCTATTGAAGATCAACTAATGAGAACAGTAGATTTAAATTATTACAGAAAATATGATTCTGCCACGTTAACCGTTGGCAACCCTTTTATGCCTCTTCCTAGTGATTGGCAAGCAACGAGATATTTACAAATATATGATGCTAGTGCAAGTGCACCAGAGAGAACTTACTTGCTACAAAAAGATATTTCGTTTATGAATGAATATTGGCCTGATAGGACAGCTAATGCTACTCCTAAATATTACGCTATGTGGGATCAGGATACACACTATATAGCGCCAACCCCGAACGCTGCATTAACTGTAGAGATCGCATACACGTACAAGCCTGATGGTTTATCAAGTACACAAACGTCTACTTGGTTAAGTCAAAATGCTCCAAACGTGCTCTTATATGGTTGTATTTTACAAGCACTTGGATACTTGAAAGGTCCAGCAGATATGATACAATATTATGATAAAATGTTTAACGAGTCTATACAGGCTCTCGCAACATATGAGATGGGGCGTGACCGTAGAGACGAATTTCGAGACGGCGTTATTCGTATCCCTCTCGAGTCAAAGAACCCATAGGAGGTCAACATGGCAATAACTCAAGCTGTTTGTAACAGTTTTAAAGTGGAGATTCTGAAAGGCTTACATAATTTTACAGCTACGACAGGGAACACTTTTAAATTAGCGCTTTATGATTCAGAAGCAAC